CTTCCCGCGTCCTGAAGCTACCCAGGCTTACCCGGACGCCTGCGATGCGCGTAGCGGCCTGATATGACCCCCCTGTGCCCAGTCCAGCGCGCTCCAGGTTTGAAATGTGGTTGTTCCAAGGGTTGCCGTCCTTGTGCCTGATGCGCGTTCCCTTGGGCAGTTCCTCGCCGGTCTGCTCTTTCCAGGCGATCTGTGCTGCGCTCCTCGAAGCCCCATTGACCTTGGCCATCACCACACCTTTGACCAGTGTTCCTGTCGGCTGGGGGTCGATGCGCAATCCCCTGAGATGGTCCGGTGGCCTGTCAACAATGGCATTCCACCCCTCGTAAGTTGTGGGTTTTGCTATCCACAGTGGTTTGCCTGTGGTGGGATGGTTTGGAATTTCCCCTTGCTTGGCGTGATGGTAATCACCACGGTCTATCGATCCGTCCCTGCGCGTGATCTTGATCATATGGGTACGGTGGAGGTTTCCAGTCACATCATTGAACCAGACACCTTTGATGCGCTCCTTGCGAACAATGACCTTGCCGGGATCATTCACGCCAAAGAATTCATCTGCCTTGCGTTGTTTGCGGGTTTTCATAACAGAGGGTCTTTCTTGAACAGGTATGTGATGTATCCATCAGGGCGATCCGCTCCAACGGGGCTACTGGAACGGTATGGAATCAAAACCTTGTTGACCTTGATCCAATGCTCGATTGCTTCCCTCTCAAAGTCCATCAGACCATCATCAAACCTTGATTCCAGGTACTTGCTCCAACGGACTGGGAGGATGTGCGATACCGTCACCACTGGGAGCGGTGGATATCCTCTGCGCGTTCGTTTTCTTGCCATGTTCATCCTAGGTAGTTGAGGGATTAACATTGTATCTCATTGTTTTGATGTTTACTGACGAAATCACACCAGCGGTGTCAAATAGGTATGTTTATAAAAATCACGATGCTCTGAAAATGATAGCAATGAATCAAGGCTGCTAGGGGGCTGGTCTGGGATTTTATGGGTGTCATTTCAACTATTATTGAAATGATCTTTCTATATGTACCGGCGCAATAGTTAGTGTGGAATCGTCAGTTAAAACAAACAATAGTAACCAGGGAACATTGACCTAAAAAGCCCCCAATTCACGCCTCAACTGGACGATCCTCAGAACCCAGAACCCTTTCGGGTTCCGGCGGTTCCGCTCAGTCCGTATCACCATTTGCGATGGCGTCCAAGATCGTTGCCTTCAGCGTTTCATCTTCGATTGACGCCGCAGGCCAGAAGCCGTTAAGAGCACCGACACAATCATCGAAGAAATTCTTGTAGGGATTGTCTACCATCGACTCGATTGCACTGCTGGTCAGACCATCGATAGTCTTGTCAATCGTCGTAGACACGTCCAGGGGCTCGTCAGACGCTTCAATCATGGTTTCCAATGCTGAACCATTGATAGCGTCCAGAATCGCTTCATACGCCTTCAGAGCGTCAATCACCTCCTCGGTGCTGACGCTGGAAGGATTGAAATAAAGACGTTCGGACAATGGAGCGTTGATACTAAGTGTGTGTTTCATGATGATGCTTTCTGAATGTCTTCGATAGTGAGATATGGTCCACAGTCACCGAGCTGGATAGCGAATCCTTTGGTGAATTCCACAATTTTGATTCGCGTGATGCTTCGCGCATCTTGGAATCTGTTGGGGTATTCCTGGTCAATCCACGGCTGCATGGCGTCATGCGCAGCTTGCGCAGTCTTGAAGTAGGCGGTTTTTGGTTTCATGGTGGTCAGTCCTTCGATTGGGTGTTACTGAGAATTTCTCTAGTCGTCTTTCCTCTCATGTATTCATCGCGCCAATCAAGCAATGATTCAGGTTTACCATTAAAACCATTTTCCCATGATGTGCTTGCCCGATGTGTTGAGAACGGGTTAAGACTAACTCCATATTTAATGTGGTGTTCAATGTCCGTTAAACACTTATCCTGAATGTCTTTTTTCATGGTCAGTCCTTCGATTGAATATTATTGAAAACGAAACAATGCGTACCGTCAGGCAGACAGCCACCGTGAAGTTCACCGTAATAAGGTCCGGTCCATCCGAGCTTTTGCGCCAGGGCTTCAGCGGCTGCGCGATACACAGCTTGCCCGTTCAGTCCATGCGGATAGGCGATGGTCAATGATCCTGCGGCGCAAGTTGCTTTGATGCGCGATCCCCTGGTGTCGGTGCAGGGAAGATACTTAACGTGGATTGCTTGCATAATGGTTTCTCCTTGGTTAGTTGATTACGCGTACATTTGAAGCATTCTCTGTCCCGCAAAATCAGGACGAGTTCTATCGTAATAATCACACAATACCTTTTTTCTTTTGATAATGATTGATGTGATTCGATTGGACTTGATCTCATCATCGCCCCATAAATCCGGATGATTTCTCAGCCTGCGGACAGTCGCTTCAATTTGTTTTGCTCTATGTGCTGTGAGTTTCATGATAGGTTTCCTTGGTTAGTTGATAAACGGGACATCGTTAAAAATGGATTCACCATCGTCAACGTACTGCACGAAGGCGCAAACACACGCGCCCTGCATGTCGTATCGGGCATTGTCGGAGAATGTGTAATTAACCTTCCATCCTGCACAGTAATGACGTGACAGGACTTGAACGGCACCACGAATGCTCTTGGCATGGACGCGATATTCGCGCTTCCACGTGTAATTGGCTTCACCGCCGAAGGTGTCTGTTATTTCGATGTGATACGTGTTCAGTTTCATGATAGGTTCCTTCAGGGTTACGGGTTGATAGGCGTGAATAACAATGCAAGCGGTGTGCCAACTAAATAACATTGATAAACGAATACCATAGTTCACAGATTCACAGACACATTGACAATAATTGACACATTGAATAGACCAATAAATGTCACATTGACAATATGTGTCGGGGTGTCTTGGGTGTCTCGACTCGCCGCAGCTTGGCGCACCTCGACCTCTCGACCCGCCGCGTCCTGGCTTGCCTTGAATTTCCGAGAGGGGTAGGGGTGGGGGGTAGGCAGGGCCTTGGCTCTGCGCTGCTGAGGCTGGAAGGACCCGAGAACAATTTTTTCTGAATCTGACTTTCAGAACCACCGTAACACGAAACTACGCACACCCCCCATCACCACAAGAAGCACAGACCCGTGTAATATCGCTGAGGTAAGCGGCAGGCCGCACCACGAAACTGAAAAGGAGTGATGAAGGTGGAGCAACTACAAACCGAAAACAGTGCCGCTGGCGGCCTGTCCGACTTGACCGACGTGTTAGGTTTCCCGCCCGTGCTGGACGTGTGCTGTGGGCCGCGCATGATGTGGTTTGACAAAGACGATGACAGAGCTTTATTCCACGACAAGAGGGATACCGATATTTCGACGAAGCCAAACGCAGCATACAAAAATGGCAAGGTGTTTTCGATTCGCCCAGATGTCTGCGGGTCTTTCGCTGCACTCCAATTTCCAGACAATACTTTTTCGCATGTTGTTTTTGACCCTCCGCATTTTGTTGAGACAGACCCAAACTCCAAGATGCTGATGCGGGTGCAATACGGGCAACTTGCGGACGGGTGGAAGGATGAAATAAGGATGGGGTTTTCTGAATGTTTTAGGGTTTTGAAGCCGCACGGAACTCTGGTTTTTAAGTGGTGCGAATATGACGTTCCGGTATCGGAGGTGCTTGCGCTGACTCAAGAAAAGCCGCTGTATGGACACCGTAGCGGTAAGCAGAGCAAGACACACTGGTTGGTATTTATGAAACCTAACGTGGTATGACCCAGCAGGCACCCACCACCACTCCCCAATGGTTACAGGCACTCACCCCTGACCCCCTGCCTGACCCATCCCCTCCACTCAAGCCCCCATCCCAGTTGGAACTGGCACTCCTACGCAAGCAGGACATGCTGGACACGTTCGAGAAGATATTCGACCCAGCGATGGAAGCACTCGCTGATGGCACGAGCATCGTGAAGTTCCTCCAGAGCGATCACCGCTCCCTGTCCGCTGGCCGGTTCATGAGGTGGATCATGGACGACCCTCAGAGATACAGGGCGTATCTGCGCTCCCATGAGGTGGCGATGGAGTTGATCAGCAACGACCTTATCCCGATAGCCGATGGCAAGGACGACCCGATGGAGGACGTTGCGCGGTCCAAGTTGAGGGTGGACGCACGCAAGCTCATGATGGGGTTCAACGCCAAGGACAGGTTCACGACCACGACAAAGGTGGACGTGACGGGTCACCAGAGCATCTCGCTGGTCGGGTTGATGAAGGACAGGGAGCAGCAGGGGATAGCGATGGTGGAGAGGCTGAACAACCTCCTGCCACCCGTGGACGCGACGATCAAGGCGGACAATCCGTATGACACACCACCCACCGACCTTGATGACGAGGATGCACCCTGATGGCTAAGTCACTGGTATCGACCCCGCAGCAGGAGCAGGAGCTACTGGAGCAGATCACATCACCCCTGTACTGCAACAATCCGTTGATCTTCGTCATGTCCGTATTCCCCTGGGGTGTGCAAGGGACACCGCTGGAACACTTCACCGGACCCCGTGAGTGGCAGCAGAAGGTGCTGGTGCAGATTGGACGGCATGTGGCATCGAACCACGGCAAGGTGGACTTCAATGCCATGAGGCTGGCGATAGCATCGGGGCGTGGAATTGGGAAGTCCGCACTGGTGGGGTGGATCATCCTGTGGATGCTGTCCACGAGGATCGGCTCCAGCGTGATCGTCAGCGCCAACAGCGAGAACCAACTACGGTCGGTCACATGGGCTGAGTTGATGAAGTGGTCCACGATGGCATCCAACTCGCACTGGTGGGAGCCATCGGCCACCAAGTTGGTCCCGGCAGCGTGGTTGACCGAGATCGTGGAGCGTGACCTCAAGATCGGCACCCGGTACTGGTCCGCAGAGGGCAAACTGTGGTCGGCGGAGAACCCGGACGGGTACGCGGGACCCCACAACATGCTGGGCATGTGCGTCATATTCGATGAGGCGGCGTCGATCCCCGATGGCATCTGGTCGGTTGCCGGGGGCTTTTTCACGGAGAACACGCCGAATCGGTTCTGGTTCGCGTTCAGCAACCCCCGACGCAACACGGGGTACTTTTTCGAGTGCTTCGGCAAGAAGCGGGACTTCTGGACCACGGACAACATCGACGCGAGGAGCGTGGAGGGCACCGACAAGGCGATGTACGAGCAGATCATCGCTGAGTTCGGTGAGGACTCGTACCAAGCGCGGGTTGAGGTGTATGGTCAGTTCCCTCTGGACGACGAGGGTAGCTTCATCTCGCCCACTTTGGTCATGCAGGCGTTTGCCCGTAAGGCCCACAACGACCCGTCAGCGCCCATCATCATGGGGATCGACCCGGCACGCAGCGGCTCGGACAGCACGGTGATCGTGGTGCGCCAGGGGCGCGACATCGTGGCGATAGAACGGCACTCCGGGGACGATACGATGCGCTCCGTGGGCAATATCATCGACGCCATCGAGCGTTACAAGCCCCAGATGACCTGCATCGACGAGGGTGGGGTGGGCGCTGGCATCTATGACAGGCTGATCGAGCAGCGTTACAAGGTCCGTGGGGTGAATTTCGGGTGGAAACCCAAGAATCCGAAGGCGCACTTGAACAAAAGGGCTGAAATATGGTGCGCCATGCGCGACTGGCTCAAAACAGCCGCGATTGAGGAGAATAAACGCCTGATGGCCGACCTGACAGGGGTCCGGGTGATGTTCACCTCATCCGGTGCCATCCAGTTGGAGTCGAAAAAGGACATGAAGGCACGAGGCTTACCTAGTCCTGACATCGGGGACGCGATTGCTGTAACTTTTGCTTTCCCTGTCGCCAGAAAGGACTATACTTCGCCCGATAC